TGTAGCATTATCTGACCTCATTTCACCAGTTAGCACCATACTAGCACCAGATATAAGGTCTGTAACAGTTAGATCATCACCAACTGATAAATCACCAGTTAATGTTGCATTAATTGAACTTAATGTACCTGCGATTTCTAATGTTTTACCACTAGGAATCTTTAAATGAGTCGTAGAAAGCTGAATTGCTGTTTCATTTCCTTCGCCATCAGAAACTGTCTTTAAAGTAGATTTTATTCCTTCATTATCAGTACTAGAATTAACTGTTAATAAATCTTTATAGGTATCTTGTATTTTTTTATTAATTAAGTTTGCCATAATTATCCTTACATATCATTAGAGGTCATTGTAGTACTAGCTTCACTTCTTGAAACCCCTGTCATTACTTCTGATAAACCACCTGCTCTATCCCATTTAGTAGAATCAGTACTCCATGTTAAACTTCTATGAGTATTCCAAAACCAATCAATCAATCTCAATCGACTAAAGATTGGTTTTACATTTCTACTTACAAAGGGCATTATGGTAGGGCATTATCTAAATTTGTTTTTGTTGCAATCGTATTTAATGCTTCTCTTTCTGTTAACTCATGACTGTCTGTACCAGCAAATCCATTAAGAATCTCAGCTGAGGTTTGTGTGTGTAGTCCAGCATTCTTTTTTAAAATATTCCAAACTTCTTCAGTCGTATATTCGTTTTCACCTATTGAACTATAATCTACAGAATTATAAGTCCCCTTTGACCTAAGATAAGCATTACAAGCTTCTTGATATGTATCTTCATAAGGTTCCTGGCTAAGGATTGTATTCATTCTTTCAGTTAAATTCATTTTAGTACTCGTATTGTGCTATTGAATAAGAAGAGCCATCCCTACCAATTCTAGCAACCTTCTTACCTTCTGTCACCATATTATTCCATCTAGTTTCAAAGTGAGATGCCGCTTTAAGCATAGTAACATCTGTTGCAATTTTCTTTTCATATCCCTTCCATAAAACATAATTTACTAATGCTTCGTGAAAATCCTCTGGAATACTAGGAGAATCATTTATTCCAATTTCAATTGCGGGGCTTTGTCCGTTGGCTCCCGTTTTTGTAAAAGGCAAATCTGCCCTTGTACAATAAATATATACAGTCTTTGAAGCGTCTGGTCCAGTGTATTGGTCTCCACTTTTATTAGCTATTGCTAATTCATCTCTTTCAATCCACCATACAGTTTCAGTATTTACAGCCATTATGTATCCAAATCTATTTTCTCAGGTCGCCCGACTAAACGCCTTTTTACTTTTCCATCATATACAACTTTTTCGACCTCAAGTATATCCTTATCTAATTCATAATATCTTTGATCTTTTGTTGTTGTGAAAGAAAATACTCGAGATAATATTCCTGTTTTTCTACAGAATTGCCTTAAAGCATTATTTAAATGTATTCGTGCTTCCCCTGAAGGCATTTCAGGATGATGTTCTTTAATAATTTCAAGCATTTGTTTTTGCTTCATTAACTATCTCCTGTTTCTTTTACTTTACTTAATCTTTGCATTTCACCCATGTATTTTTTTGTCAATATATCTATTTGCATTGTTAAAGCCTGAGCAATCTCACCATCGCCATCCTCTATAATAGTTTCTGACAATTTACTCTTTAACCATAAAATTGAAGCACCAAGTATTACAGCAGTTCTAGCATTATTATTTAACTGACCAACACTAAAGGTAGAATCACCATGTGCAACCTCTGGTATGTTTAAAACATATATCCTAGCTTTGTATGTACTAGTTGGTGCGGGACTGATGTATAATCTTGGAATTCCATCTGTATCTTGGTCTATGTACCAATAAGGATTATATTCTTCTGATGCATAAATACTATTTGCATCTCCAATTTTTCCTATTTTAGAAACATCTGCTTTTTGAGCCATCACATACTCACCAGTAGAAGCATCTTGCTTCATTACTTGTATAATTTTTTTATCTGTTATATTATAACTATTGCCCTCTATTTGAATTCTTATGCTAACAGAAAGCTTTTCTTCTTTATCTAGGGCATCTTGAACTTCTCTAGCGGTGTGTGTTAAATAAGAAGATAATGCATTATCGTTTTCCGTTTCCCCCACAAACTCTTCGATTAATGTTTTAAATGTTGACGCCATTATTTAATCTCTTAATAATCGGGGGGAGTACAGAGACTCACCCCCGATATATTTGTTAAAAGAGCTTACGCTCTCAGGTTATGTATTAAGACTCACTAGCCCAAATACCAGTACAACTAACCAGATACCACCCAACAACTCCATCAGCAACTAATTTACAACTGTCTCCAGTTGTTGCTGTCGCTTTAGTGTTTAAAAGGTCTTTATCATCTACACCACTAAGAACAACATTTGTGGTAGCACCTGTTGTTCCATGAATAGCATCATTCGCATTAGGGCTAATACTGATAAGTACAGCACCATCAGCTCCACTGTTAATAAATGTGTATTCGATACCTTTTTCAGTTGCAGGTAGAGTGATTGTCTTTGCATCAGTTCCAATAAGAAATATCTTCCCACTGTCTGCTCTGCCAAGAGTTTTATCGTCTGCAATGGTTTCTATAGCAGCACTTGAACCACTTATATTAGGTCTTGCCATTAGAACCTCCTTAAATTACTTTAAAGACTTTATGAGATTCTAGCAGTGTAATACCAATTCCCTCATCTGAGAAATATTGATCCTTAACACCATCGTAAGCATCATCTGTTAAGATGTTAGCCTGAAACTTTGGCGCACGATACTGAGCATGAAACAGATTTTCATCTGAAACTACAAGCATCATTTTATTGTAAGGACCTCTCATAACAGGAGTTGGAATTAACTGTAATGCACCATGAGGTGTCTCAAGCACTCTATAGTTAAAACCGAGAGAATCACGCTTCATGTCACCAAGGTTAACTGTCCAACCTGAGTTTCCAGCTAAGCCAGAAGCACCTGACATTTTAGACCAGTAACTTAATGCACCAGCACCACAAAATGCCCTCTTCATACCAGCATCAGGAACATATTGGAATACTTTTTCCATATCATCAACAAAATTACTGTATTTGTAACTTGATTCTGTTATTTCAAAAATATTCTGGTCATCACCTGAAGCATTTCCATGCTTCTCAAGAGCAGCCATTATACCCATTGTTGAACGGACATATTTACCATCTGTATCAGCACCATCAGATAAGCTTCCATCTGCAAAGCCAGCCTTCATGTTAATCGGAGAACGACCAAATAAGAACGCCCGTTCTTTTTGAATCTTATGTTCCTGAGATTTCTGAAGTCTCAATCTTGCTAACTCGTCTGATTCACCACGAAGTGCAGCTTCTAAGAGAGTACCAGTTACTTCACAAGCAGTCTTAAATATCTGACACTGATTGTAAACAACTGCTATCTCGTCAGCCCATGCGGTTGCAGCTTTAGTACCTTCACCAAATGCTGTACCAACTACTACATAGTAAGAATTAGCATCAGGAGTGAAAGCAGCATCACCCATATTCTTAACACCAATAGAAGTAGAAGTTCCACTGGTTGCTACTGATGTAATTAAGACATGACCTTTTGGAGCTTTATTATCTGAAGCTGGAGTCAAATCCTTCCATACCTCACATTGTAAGCCAACCCAAGAGTCATAAGCTTTATTACCGCC